CAAATTATTTCTGCTACAGGTGCATTCCACGAAGTTTACAATGATGCGGTAACTAATTGTCCTGCTATCTTGAATCGTCCTGACATTGCTTACTACTGCTCTCCAAAGACAGCAGGTAACTATATGACAGCTCTTGCTATTTCAGGTTCATTTCAAGGTGTGAATATGCAGTCTACAAACCAAGCGTTTGATACTCTGCAATACTTAGGTATTCCAATTCACGTTTGTCCTGGTATGCCTAATGACGCTCTAGTATTAACTTACGAAGAGAATCTAGTAGTAGGTTCTAACCTAAATACTGACTACACTACAGCTCAATACATTGACGCTTGGCAGTACGACGGATCAGACCAAGTTAAAATTGCTATGCGTTTCGGATTAGGTTGTCAAGTTGGTGTACCTGGTGACGTAGTTGTAGGTGCATACGCAGCAATCTTCGCATAATCGTTAACCTCTAAAATAGAATAAAATGGCTTGTGATTTAAGTTCAGGAAGAACGGTAGGTTGTAAAGACGGAGTTGGCGGTATTATCGCTGTCTTCATTGGCAACTACCAAGATATGGTAAACAACTCTACTTTCGCAGAGAGTAGTGGAGTAGTGAGTGCTATTGCTGCACAAACTTTTTACCAGTTTGATGTACGTCCCGAAACGTCAAGCCTTACTATTAACCTTCAGTCAAATCCTACTAATGGAACTACGTTCTTTGAGCAAAACCTATCTTTGGTTTTCCAAAAGCTAGACTCAACGGACATAGACGACATTAGAATCCTATGTACAGGTCGTCCTAATATTTGGGTGCAAACCCAAGACGGAGCGATTATGCTACTAGGAGCAGAGTTTGGAATGAATGTTACAGGAGGCTCAGTACAATCGGGTACAGCAATGGGCGATTTAACAGGTTACTCAATCGAGTTACAAGGAAAAGAAAAGGCGGTATGGTATCAAGCGACAGCTCCAACACTAGGAGACGCTAACTATCCACTTGACAATGTAACTAATGCGGTAGTATCTGCTTAATAAACTTGTTGATAATATAAATAAAGAGGGGTGGCTTTACGGCTACCCCTTTTTTAATTTACAATAGTATGACTAGACCTAGACTATCGGGCAATCGTTTAAAGGCTTTTAAGCACCTTACAAGCGACGAAGAGCGCATCCTAGTAGTGGGGGACTTGCATTGCCCTTTCGACCATCCTAGATACCTTAAACACGCTGTAGAGACGTATGGCAAGTATAACTGCTCACGGGTGGTGATGATAGGAGATATAATCGACTCGCACGCTTCCAGTTACCACGAAAGTGATCCTGATGGTATGAGTGCAGGTGATGAGTTACAGCTTGCTAAAAAGCACGTAGCAAAATGGTATAAGGCTTTCCCAAACGCTACAATTATCATAGGCAACCACGATAGGATAGTTTCACGCAAGGCATTTACAGCAGGCATACCTAAAGAGTGGATAAGAAACTATAACGAGGTATTAGGAACTCCAAATTGGAAATGGACTGAAAGACTTGTTATAGACGACATACAATTTGTTCACGGTGAAGGTGGTACGGCTCGCACAAAATGTAAAGCAGATTTAATGTCTACCGTGCAAGGGCATATTCATACTCAAATGTATACCGAGTATTTTGTAGGTGCTAACTATAAAATTTTTGGTTGTCAAGTGGGGTGTGGAATTGACCGAGAATCTTACGCTGCTGCATACGCTAAACACTACAAAAAACAGGCTTTGGGCGTAGCTGTTATATTAGGCAATCACACTTGTATAAACGTACCTATGGAGCTAGGCAAAAAAAAACAAACCGCATCTAAAGGGTTAGTCTTGTAAACGATTACACTTTTTTTATATAAATAGGTATGATACAAATTAACACTCAGTCAAGTAATAACATAGTACTTCAGCTCGAAGGATATTCTAGCGGTGAGGTAGATATTACGTTTACTAACCAATTAACTGAGAAAACGTATCAAATTTCTTTAACGCCTACAATATCTAATGATAGATATGTTCAGTTTGTTTACCCTATACAAACAGGCTCAAACTTATTAATTGAAGGTATGTATTTAGTTACCTTTGTGCAAGGAGCTAATACTAGAGCTACACGTTTAGCTTATGCTTCTAAAGGTGCTACACCTCTTAGCGAAAGTACATACACAGCTTACACAACTGGCGACTCAGATAACGACTACGTATATATTCCATAATGAAGACAAATTTATCGGTACTTAATTACCAAAGCACTAATACGCCTCAATTCGTAGAATCGAATAATAAAAAGTTTATCGAAATGGGTGGCGACAATCACTACCCACACTACCTAGAAGAGTTGTTTGCGTCTAGTTCTATTCACGGTGCTATAGTAAAGGGTTGCTCAGAAATGATTTACGGAGAAGGTTTAGACTCTCCTGACAAAGACGATAACGTTGAGCAATGGCTTAAAGTAAAACAAATTTTTAAAGACCAAGAATGTTTACGTCGTGGTGCTTTTGATTTAAAATTGTACGGACAATGCTATCTAAACGTAATATGGTCGCAAGATAGGTCTACTATATCTGAGGTATATCATATACCTGCATCAACTATTCGATGCGGTATTGCTAATGACGAAGACAAAGTAAATGTATATTACCATTCTACTGATTGGTATTCTAATAAAGAGCCTAACGCAATACCAGCTTTTAATGTAGCAGACAGAACGGCTGCAAGTCAACTACTACATATTAAACAATATAGTCCTTTAAGTTTTTACTATGGACTACCCGACTATCTTTCGTCTACTAATTACATACAAGTAGACGCAGATTTATCTGCATATCACAAGTCAAATATTACTAACGGACTTTTCCCTTCGTGTATGATTAACTTCCGAGACGGAGTACCTACACAAGAAGAACGTGCAGAACTAGAAAGACTTATCTATAACAAATTTGGTGGTGCTTCTAACGCAGGTAAAATACTAATGACGTTTTCTAGTGAACCTGACACAGCTCCACAAATTGAACCTCTTAATTTATCTGAAGCTCATAAAACCTATGACTTCCTTTCTAAAGAAGTTCAAACTAAAATACTTTCAGGGCATAGAGTTACTACACCTTTATTATTTGGAGTACGTAACGAGGGGGGAGGTTTTGGATCAAATGCCGAAGAAATGAAAGACGGCTACGATTTATACTTTAGAACAGTAATTAATCCTTTACAAGAATTGCTAGTAGACGGATTGCGTCCTATCCTAGCTGCTAGTTCTATAACGATTCCTTTATATATGAAGCCGTTACAACCTGCTTCATTCTTGCAGTTAGAAGAAATTAAAGACGTTGACGCTCTCAAGAAAGATAAAGACGCTTCATACAACGGAGCGCAAATTAGCTCAGGTGTAGACGTTATTACTAAGGTACAAGAAGGTATATTAACTAAAGAACAAGCTATTGTGTTCTTAGTTCAGATGCTACAATTTACTCCTGAAGTAGCTGAAGCCTTATTTGAAGAGGGTGCGTCAGCTATTACAAAACAGAAAGAAGAAGTAACAGAAGAAGAAATAGACGTTACAGAATTAAGCAAAGCACCTAACAAAATTTCTAAAGAAGACTCTACTGCGTGGTTAGAACATTTGTCTAGTAGAAGTTCAGAACTAGGTGTAGGTTGGCAACTATGGAAAACTGAAGCTGTAGAAGACGTAGCAAAAGACAGACACTTTCATTCCTTCAAAAAACTACATAGGGCATTTGACGACCAATCTTATGTCAATTATGAAAGTGACTCCGATTACGATGTAATTAGTCCTAATGGTTATTTGTTTGCTGTACGTTACAGCTATATGGAGAACGCTAAAACACCACCTGAAAACCCAAACTACAAAAGCAGAGACTTTTGCGAAACTATGATGGACTTGTCTAAGGGCGGTGCTATGTATCGTTACGAGGATATTGTAGAAATGGGCGACGACGGAGTAAACGGACAATTTGCACCAGCAGGTAAATCGACTTACGATATACTAGAATTTAAAGGCGGTTGTTTTTGCCGTCACGCTTGGCAAAGGAATATATTTATTTACGCACCTGACGGGGAAATAGCTGAATTCAGCGTAGACCAACAAGCCGAAATACAAGGTGACTTTGATTCTGTTATGCGTAAAGTAGGTGACAATCCTTACGTAGTAAACGAAGGTTACGAAACTTTAGCACCTATAGATATGCCTGACAGAGGCTCACTAAAATACCCTAACCCTGTAAACTAATGGCTACAACTTTATACATTTCAGCAAGTAAGCTAAAGCGAGATACAGCTCTCGGATCAACAGTAGACGACAACCTACTGACTCCTTATATTAACATAGCTCAGGATAGGTGGATTTTACCTGCATTGGGTACGGAGCTTGACAACTATTTGAAAACTCAAATACAATCAGGCTCGGCATTTACAGGAGCTTATAAGACTTTAGTAGAAGATTACATACAGCCTGCTTTAGTTCAGTTTGCATTTTGTGAAGTTGCCTACGTAGTTCGTTTGCGTTTTGCAAATAACTCGGTTAGCGTACCTTCGTCAGAACAAGGTTCGCCTGCAACTATTACCGACATTAAAGAGGTAGTAACTAGATCAAATGAAATAGCTATGTTCTATCGTGAGCGTATGATTGATTATATACAAAACAATCAATCAGGCTTACCTCAATATTCTCAAAACACAGGTGCAGATTTAGCACCTTCTCAACGCAATTACTTTGGAGGACTCAACGTATATCCGAAAGTTACCGACGACAACCAACTCAAAGCACTCGCAGGTGCGCTCGGTATCAAATATTTTAACTCTTAAAAACCACGCCAAACTAAAGGCGTATTTAAAGAAATGGCAACAAAACTCACAGACTTAGCAGCTTTAGGCGGTACACCTGCTTCGGGTGATTTATTTACCGTAGTAGACGTTAGCGACACTTCAGGAGGTGCAGCAGGAACAAGTAAAAAAGTAACCTACGCAAATCTAGGTATAGGTGGTGGTGGAAGTAGCGGTGGCAATATAATATCGGGAGGTGCTAGAATGAATGTAAGCACAGCACAAGACGCAGGCGCAAAGTGTATGATGTGGGGAGGTTCTTTAGGATTCTGTTATTATATATGGTCTTCTAATGCTGGTGACAATCCTTTAACTACTGGCGGTGATTTAGGCACACCAGGTTCAACTCAAATGACAGTAGACCTAGATGCCATTACAAACGGACTTTTTAGAGTACCAAATGCAGGAACTGCAAGTTTATTTGTTAATCAAGAGTTTGATTCGTCTGCGGAGGTTGCAGGAGTTGTTATGCGATACTTTATGTACAAGTGCGATAGCGCAACTGTAACGGCACTAGAAAATGGTACAGGCGACACAGGTTCCTTAACAGCAACACTCGTTGCAAGTGCAAAGGTTACTGTGCCTGCTTCGTCACAGAATATTAAACCAATGGTTGTTACTTCATCTAACGGCGTTTCTTTGGCTGCAGGTGATCTTGTTTTTGGTTGCACAGTATATGACGGCACAGTTAGTACAACTCAATTCTTTCAAACTAATATCCAAATGTTTACAACGTAATGGCTAGACTAATTGATTACGATACAGACAAGAATGCTCACGACGACATTCTAAACGACAAGCCTAGTGGCAAAATGACAACGACACAACTACAAGCTAAAGTAGAAAAGCTGTACGACCTTGTTCACGACTATATAGAGTTTTACCATACTAAAAGACCTGACGCAAAATAATGGACATTACACACTACGAAATAGTTGCTTTAGCTACAGGTTTACTAGGCACAGTATTTAAGTTTCAAAGAGATTACACTATCTTAACAGCTAGGGTAGTTGCCCTTGAAAAGCACGAAAACGAAGTAAAGGAATTACTTAGAAACTTGTGCGAGGGTATGCAGGAAATTAAATTACTACTAGCAGAAAAAGGTATTAAGTGAAGCTAAGATACTTTGATACTAGCGAGTTTGATTGTCCGATAGCAGGTCAAGGTGACAAGATGGATAAGAACTTCTTAAAGGCACTTGACGAGGCTAGGCATATAGCTTCAACACCGTTTAGAATAACGAGTGGCTACAGATGCCCCGAACACAATAAAAATGTGGGGGGTGTACCAGGAAGCTCTCATACAAAATTTATTGCTTGTGACATTCATTGCGATGATAGCGCAAGGCGTTTCTTAATTGTATCAGCTCTACTAAAAGTAGGAATAACAAGAATAGGAATATCCCACAATTTCATACATTGTGATATGGACTTGGATAAACCACAAAATTTAATTTGGACTTATAAATAATAAAATATGGAATTTTTTAGTGAACATTGGATTGAGCTAGTTTTAGCTCTTATAACTTTTGCAGGTACTTATACTGCTTTAACTGCTACAAAAAAAGACGACGAGATATTAGATATTATCTCACGAATTTTTAACGCTATAATATTAGGTAAAAGCACTTGTAAAAAAGATTGTAAAGAAAATTGTGAGAAAGAATGCAAAAGCAAATCTTAAAAATGCTAGGTAAGTTTGACCTTACTGAAGTATTTAAAGGTAAAGGTGATTTAAAAAGATGGTCGTCTAAGCGAACTATAGGCGGTGCTATCGTTACATACGCTTTAGCGTCAATGGGAGGATCAATAACTTGGGAAGGCGTTGTGTTATGTTTTATAGGAATTTTACCTTTATGTCTTTCTTTCTTAGAAAAAGATTAGTATATTAGTTTACTCTTGTGACGCAAGAGGGCATAATATCCTTGATTTCCAAAAGGGGTTGAACTTAACGAAGTTGCCCCTTTTGTTTTGTCTATTTGTTTTATTAGATTAAATACCTTATATTTGTATCAAATAAATAAATAAACACAATGTATAATACAAAATACTCAAATGAAAAGTATAGTGAATTAGAAGCTATACTTAAAGAAAATAACATAGAAGTAGAAGATACTTCTTGGCATAACGATACTTGTAGAAGTATGGCTATTGACTTAGCTGACGGATTTATTGTAATTTATACGCCTAATAGTATAAACAATAATATAGACAACGAAGAAGTAAATACTTATTTTATACAAAAGGAACTTTACAACTTAGAAGAAAGGCAAGTTATAGGTGAGTTTAACACACTTACAGAAGTGCTAAACATAATTTTAAAATCGTTATCGTAATTAATTAGAGGACATACGTCCTCTTTTTTTTATGTAAAAAAATAAACAAATGGCATTATCAAAAGATTTAA